CCATGCTTTTTTACTGGATGAGGTGTCTAATCCTACTTCTTTTATTTTTTTAAGTAATGGTTTGTAAGTAGCGTGGTAAAGATATGGAGGTACATTTTCAACTTCTACTTCAAATACTAACTTTGGGTTTGTTGTTTCAAAATCATCCTTTCGCATAATTGTTTTAGCAATTGCTTTATTTGCTAAATTAATAAAAGGAATATTTAAATTTGTTCTATCATCTGTAGCTACGATCTCTTTAAACTTTGTAAAGAAATCTATAAACTCTTTTTTATGTTTACCTAAACGCTTAAAAAATCCTATTAATTGAGCTAAGGTAACATCTGAATCTCTACTTGTTAATCTATCTAAAACATGTTTTGATGTTAAATCAACATCGATAGGAGATAATTGTTTATCAGCAAAAGCATCTGCTTGTTTTAATTCGTCTGGAGTAATTGATTCTTGAATGTTAGAAACAATATTCCATATTTCTTCCTTTTCTTTAACATCAGGAATTAAATGAAAAAATTGTTCTTTATTGTTGTCGGCTATTGCTTTTCTAGTTTTGGTACCACTAACACCACCTTTTGTTGAAATAACTTTAACCTCTAAATTAGGATATTTTTCAATACTTCTAGTTCTACTAGCAATATCTTTTAAATCATCTTCATCACCTTCTCTAGCTCCTAATATCCAGTATACTTTTGTATTAGGATTTTCTTTAGCGTATCCTAAAACTGACTTAACAGGGGCAATAGATGGTTCTATATCTACTTTATCTGAAAGATAGTTTTTGTAAATGTTCCAAATGGCTAAAGACTCTTCTTGAGTAATACCATCTCTAACACCACTACCTACAAATATTTTTAATTCATCTATTTCAGGAAAATCAGCTAATACTTTTTCAGCTACATTAAAGTGACCTTTGGTTGGTGGTTTAAACCCACCACCATAAATGGCCACTGTTTGAGGTTCATCTAACAGTTCCTTAATAAGGAATTTAGTTAGTTTATTCATTTATTGTAAAGCTTTGATTTTTTCTTTAGCTGATTCTTTTTTGTTTTTAAGAGATTCTTTAGTCTCACGGAAATCATTCATAGCATCTTCCATTTCCTTAAGGTTAGACTCATATGCTTTAATAGCTTCTTTAGCTGCTCTGTTAGCGTCTCCTCGCTTTATATAAAAACCAATAATGTCTTTTTCATTCAAACCACCTCTGATTTGATTGGCAAAATAAGTCATAGTTGATTCAAATACTATATCATCAGCAGTAGTGTCGCTTTTTGATTTAGGTTTTTCAACTACAAAAAATTTACCAATTTCATCAACCATTTCTGATTTTGCTTCTTCAACTGGTTCCATTGATTCTTTGAGTAAGTCTAATAATTTTTTCATTTGTTTATAAAGTTAGTGATTTTTGATTGGGCTTGTTCTTTTGATACTGATGTATCTATAATGTTTTTTATTTCTTCAGAGTTTAAAAACTCTTCCATTTGTTGGTTTAATTCCTTATTTAACTTTTCAGCTTTAGCTTGTTCCTTTTCTGTTTTAGGTTTAGCGTCTGTAGGTTTAAATGGGTCAATATATTTTTGGAATATCTTTTCTATATCTTTTAATGTTTCACTTTTACCAGTGTTAGCAACAGATACAAAATTATCTCCAAATAATTGTTTATAGTCTTCAAAGTTTTTATAAACCTGTAACCAGGTTCTGTAAACAGCAGCAGGCATTAAACTTCTATCTTCACCACCTGATTTCTCAAAACGTTTTTCGTTTCTATCTAAAGCTGTCTCTAAATCGGTGTAAACAAAAAGCATCATAACATCGTAACCAGCGTCCTTTAATTTGTCATATAACGTTTTAGTTTGGTTATATGAGGCGGAAGTACCGTCTAGTATAAACGATTGTTTATCAGCTATTGTATTTGGGATGTCTTCGTCTTTAAGTTTTTTAGTGGCAGCAGCCATTGCCTTCATAAACTTACTTCTATTTTCAGCGTCTGTGGCCTTTTGGTTTAAAGTAAAACCATCCTGCTTTGATAAAGCAGCTATTGTATCGTCTAAATTTAAAGTTTTAAACCCAGATAAGTCTAACTCTCCTGTAACTGATCCTTTACCAGCGCCTGGTGAGCCAGCTAAAATTATAGCTTTTGGTTTGTTTTGTATTTCTTTCAATAAAGATATCAATCCAATCATAGATAGGGTTTGTCATAAATATTACAACTCCCTTTTTACTGATGTCTTGAACTCAGTAAATATAGGTGAATGTTTTGGATTTTCCAAATCAAACAACTTCTTTACCGTCTTAAATATATCTAAGTTATCTTCTTGTGAACGAGATGACTCATACATTTCCCATCCTTTACCTTGCATTTTACCAGTTGCGCCTTTACGCTTAGAAGATTTTAACCAAAGGATACCATAACGGTCAGGAGTTTTACCATAACACTCTTCATAACATTTTCCATAAACAGCAGCTTGTAAGTCATAAGTTGTCTGGAGGTGATTAGAAGTTTTAAAATCAATAATCCAAAGTTCACCTTCAATTTCACAAACCATATCACAAGTACCCGCTACTTTAAGTTCGTCTGAAAATAAATGTACTTCAGTTTCGATTAATGTTGGTTTATATTCTTCCCACCATTCTACAAAACGTAAAAACATTTGCCATACGTCAGGGCTATATTGTGGGTTACCATATTTGTTTAAGAAATTTAATTCAGCTCCATTCAGATATTCCTCAATCATTTCATGGACTTGAGTACCTTCTTCACCTGCTTTTTTAACAATGTATTCAGATGAATAACCTACTTTCTTTAACCAATCTTCAAAGAATTTACCTTTTGGATAATAACTTAAAACATAGGTAACTGATGGATAATAAGCTCCATTACGTCTGTAATACCTGGAATCAGGCATTGTAATTTGTTTAGCGTCTGCTGAGATTTCTAAAATTCTATCGTAGGATTTTTTAATGTTCTTTTTACTCATAAAAATAATTTTTTACCCATTAACTCAGATAATGTTAACGGATAAGTTTCTTGAATTAATTTAGTGAAGTTTTCAAAACCCATTTCACTTGGATCTTTGTCTTTCATATCTACTAAATAAACTTCTTTACCCTCGTTCATAAGTCGCTCGCAAAATGATAAAGCTTGTTTTTGGGCGTCTTTGTCAAGGGCTATATATATTTTATCTACAGAAGACTTTACAATCTTCTTCATTAAAGTTGTTTGAATATTTTTGCCTAACAGCGGGATAGCATTTCTTTTGATAGCGATGGCGTCAAATGGTCCTTCGCACAGTATAAACGGTATATTCCAGTTTATAAACAATTCAAATGGTATGATGTCCCTCGATACTGATGGGTTCTTATATTTCATAGTAGAGTTTTTACTAAAGTTTCTAGCTGTGAAATAATTTAACTGCCCATTAGCATCATAAGAAGGAATAACAATCATTTTAGCATAAGGACCAGTCACACAATATCCTATATTATATTTTAGAATATCTTCTTCTGTTATACCTCTAGACTTTAAATAAGCTAAAGCCTGTTTACCTTCAATGTCTGAAATTTTTAGGTTATTAAAGTGTTTAAATTCTTTAGGGAGTGTTAACTTATTAACTACTTCTTCCTTTTTATCAGGTCCAACATACTTAACAATGGCTCTTAATTCAGCCATTTTATCAGGATGGGCTTCTACCGCTTTAAATAATTGATATACTTTTTTACCTTTTTTATCACAAACCCAACAATGCCAAGGATTTTCACCTTTTGAATTTTCCTTCATGTTAACCTCTAATTTAGGTTTATGATGGTTACAAAAGGGGCAACGGTAAGCATAGTTCCCACTCGCTGTTGACTTACCTGTTCCAAGCACACTGTTGACCAACGCCACTAAAGGTTGATTAAGCATAACCGTAATATAACAATTTATAGTTGAGAGACCAAGTCTGAGGTAAAAAACTTACCTAATATGTTATCATTGTAAGAATTATTCATTAAAACTTCATGAACACATTGGTAATGTACTTCATAATAAGTTAATTCTTTTTTAGACTTACAAAGTTTTAAAACTTTTCTTTCAAATTTATCTGGTCCTAATTCTTTAACATCAGCTAGAAGTTCTTTATTTGAACCCCAATAAGTCATCCAATTTGATTCTTTGGTAACTATTTTATGGGTTGGTTTTCTTCCAGGGCCAGTTTGCTCTGCTATTTCTTTTTTAGTTAACTTTGTTTTAGTGTTATTCCAAAATACTTTTTTTCCTATATAAAATCGTCCGTTTACTTTATTTTTGATTATGTAAACGAACCCGAACCAATCTTCTGGGTAGATTGGATCTGAAGAGATCCATTTAAGTGTCATTATCTATCTATATTAATGAGTATTGTTGTATCTGTTGTTGGGCTTGTAGGCATGGGTTGAGATAATTTTCCTATTGCTAATAACTCTTTATCATTATTATATAAACCTACTGTTGTAACATAAGGACTAAAATCAGATCCTGTTGCCCAACTATACAAGTATTGTCCTGGGGTATAAAATGTTCCTATTGAGCTTGAGTTAGCTACACTTCCTGAAGTAACTGATGGGTTGGAAGTGAAGTTAAAGTCATTTTCATTAATAGTACATTTATATTGGGTTTCATAAATTGTGATAGAAGAAGAGAATGAACAACTTACATTTGAAGATGTTACAAAGTTTTCTACTATCACTGAATCAGAAACACCATAAAGGGATGAACCATATCTAGCAGTTCCATAAGTATCTCCTTGAGGAGAACTATCACTAGTAATTACTGCTATACCATGTCCATAAAATATATTACCACATATTTGGCCTGTTGAGGCAAATATTAAATTTCCTTCACCATCATCTGTTATAGAACCACTATCAGAAATCCAATTAAAAGTATTAGGTTGAACTGAATTACCATATAATCCTGTTGGTATAGATAAAACACCTATTATAGAATCAGATTGGGTAGGAAAATATTTTGCAAAAGTTAAGTCAGTTTGTAGGTAGTTAAAATATCTACCTTCTGAAGATGTAGGTCCAAATAATACATCTCCAGTATCATCTAAACCATAAGATACACTAGCTGTTGAAGGTTGAGCTCCATAACTAGCTGTGTTATTTAAATAGTTTGAATAGTAAAGTAATTTTACAGAGTCATAAATTAACTGTTGGTCCTGGGTAGATACTTCTCCTGTTGTAGGGTTTGATCCTGATAAGAAAGGGATTAAGTTAATATTTTTACCTAAGTAACGATCAATACCAACATTAGAACCAGTTAAAGCAGCTGCCCCTTCAAAAGAAAATCTCTTGTTAACCTCGAAGGGTGTGACATTTATGTCAGACGCTAAAAACTGTTTGTAAGTACTCATTCATTAGAAGTCTAATTTAACTCTAACCAAGGCTTCTTTAGTAAAGTCTTTTTGTAATGGTCTTGAAAGTTTAGCTACTGCTAATAATTCATTACTATCATTATATAAACCTACAGTTGTAATATAAGTTGTTGGACTATTAATAAAGCTAGAATATAAAACTTCACCTGTTGAACCTGAAATGAATGATGGGTTTTCTGAGTAGTTAAATTCTGAACTTCTAGGTCTAACAAATATATAATCTGCAGTAATATTTTCTTGAGAATTTGCTGTAAATGAAGCAGCTGTAGATCCTGAAATGGCTTTATACATAGAGGCCATAGGAGTAACTGTTGGTACTTGTGAACCACTATCTCCTGTTGAACCACTATAACCAAAAGCAATACCACCACTAATTGCTGGCTCAGCTAAGGCTTTAGAGTTTAAAAGAATAGTTCCGATATCAGGTAAGAACCAACCATATGATCCTGATTTAGCAGAATAACCATCTGAAGTAGTACCATTGTTAGTGTATTTAACACCTGCTGAACCTGAAATTAATTGATATACTCTTCCTGCTTCATTAAATGAATCAGAAACTACATATTGGCTATTGTCTGTTAAAGATATAGTACCTGCACTTCCTGAAAGATTTAATGTTAAAGTTCCTAACATTAAGCTTTCTTTATATCTAGCTCTTTCAAATGTAATAGCATGGAATTGAGATTGTGTTACAGCTCCAAAAACAAAGTCTGTATTTTCATCTCCAATTACTAAGTTTTGATATTGTCCATACACTGTAGAAGAAGGTGAATGACCATCAACTGCTAAATTATAAACGTAGCTACCACTACCATATTTGTTACCGTAAGCAACAGCAAATTGAACTGCTGATCCAGATAAATCAGACCCTGTTTGGTATACGTTTAAATAAAAATCACCTGATGCTCCTGCTTCTTGGGTTGAAGAAGTGTAAAATTGTGTTAAAGTAGAGTTTCCTGTTGTCCACATTGCAGCGGCAACAGCGTCTGTACTTATTACAAAATCATCGGTTTCTAATTGTTTAAATGACATTTTTTATATATTAAGATGTTTTGTTTACTTGGACTGGAATAGTAACTCTAGCTCCACTATCTCTACCTACAATTGTTAATGTAGTATATAAAGTAGTTGCTGTGGTTCCATATAATGTATTAACAGTAGTACCTCTTAAGCTTAATGTAGTACCAATAACTGTTTTAGATACACTTGTACCTACAGTTGTTGTCTGATTAAGAGCAGCTGCTTGGTCTGTGTTAATACCTACACCTTCAAATGTTGACATTAATCTAGCGTCAGCAATTGTAAATGTATAACCAGAAGCTTCTTTTCTACTAAAGTAGTTAGCTGTTTGAGGATCAATTACTTGTGTTTGACCCTGTCTGATATTAACAATAGAAACGGTTTCAAGAATAGGCATTTTAGCTGTACCACGAGGTAAAGTTACTAACTTGTATTTCATGGTTTGAGTTTCTTGAGGGAACGCTTCTAGCAAAGGCATGTTTACGAGTGCCTCACCATAATAAGCAGAACCTGAAGGGTGATTAGGGTTGTAAAGAGTATAATCAATTTCATCATCAGCTAAGGCAAATTGTGTAATTTGGAAATTACCTTGAGCTAATAATTCTCTTCCTTTTGTAGTTAATATAGCATCTACTGTTACTACTGAATTATTTAAATATCCCATTATTGTGTAGTTTTATTATAAATATATTATTTTATCAAATTTAATTACAAGGTTTTAAAGAAGCCAGCTTGTTGTGCTAATTCTACAAAAGAGCCTGTAAAGTAAGGGTTAAAATTAGGTGGAATTAAAATTCCATTAAGATTAGCGGTGTCTCTATCAAAGTAATTATCTATTGTTACTATTGTTTCACTAGCTGTAGGAACAAGAGTTAAAGGTCCTGTTATACCTCCAGGTATTAAAACATTATAATTACTACTTGTTATAGCACTACCAGTGTCAGCTGTTGGCCAAATAAATGTTACTGGGCTGCCTGAGGCAAATAAATTTTGGACTATTCCTAAATTATTTCCTCTATTATCTATAGAGAATGAATTACCATCAGTATCAATTAAGGCTGTTATTTTAACTCGTCCTGTTGGGTTAGAAAAACCAACTGATGAGTCTACTAATTCTGTATATTGAGCATAAGCGAAATATTCAGGATAAGATTCAGAAGCGGATCTTGAATTATAAGTCTCAACTTTACAACCAAAATATCTAGGATTAGCACTCTTAGCTATAGTATAATTAGAATCAGGAACTGTTGCTCTTGTACCACTTCCAGATACAACTGTTAATTTATTTATAGCTATATTAGGATTACTAGAAAAATCTAAATCAAATAAATTATTATTAATTCTATAGGTGTCTATAAAATTTTCAACAGGAGCGTTATCTAAATCATCTTGTATGGCTTCATAAAAATAAACATCATTTATACTAGCTGAATATCCTGTAGGTGTATAAGTTCCTGTTTGTACTTGCCAATATAAATTAGGGAAGGCATTTGTAAATTCAGCTTTATTCACTGATAAAGAGGCTGTAGAAGCACCAGTAGCTGAACCACTAAATAATACTCTTCCTGTATTATCAACTAATCTAACAGGAATTGTTCCCAATGGTCCACCCCATATTCTGGCTTCAAAACTTACATAGTATGTTCTAGTTGGGTTAAAATTATAAAGTACTCTTTGTGAACCTGAATCAAATAATAGTCTTGATGGTGCTGCGCTATTACCTCCATCATACCAACCACCAGTTGTATAAACTTGAGTTTGGTTAATTACATTGTTTGATAAATTCCCATCAGTAACAACATATTCAGATCCTTCTAATTCACCATTAAACTCATATTCATTTGTATAGTATTTTTCAACTGAACCTGAAAGTGTTTGAATTATTCTAGTAATTGAAGGTAAATGAGAGGCTGTAACTTGTGTTACAGTTATATCTGCTGAGCCTGAATAATCATCATTAGCTATTAAAATATATCCTGAAGTAAAGTTATGGTTAAAGTTAAGTGTTTCTTCATAGTAACCATTTAACTGTGAGGATGTAGCTATAGTAGTTAAGTTTCTAGCAGCAAATGTTGATGGTAAACTAGCGCTATCATAAACTTTTAAAGCTGTAGTAGCTGAACCACCTCCATCTGAAGAAGAGAAAGCAAATGTAACATTATGAACTCCTGATTGTGATAAGAATATTCTACCTACTTGTCCTGGTTCTATTAAGAATGAGGCTGAAGTGGCTGTAATATAAAAAGTATCAGGGAATGAACCACCATTTGATCCTATTGTTTCTTCAACAGAAATTGAACCTGTTAAAGTTAAGTCTTGATAAACACCAGGTGTATTCCAAGTACTTCCACTGTAAAAAGAAGTGGTTGTTTGTGTGTCTAATTGTGGTACAGGATATTTATTTCTTTCTAATAAATGTTGTTTAATAACAACACCTGTACTTAATCCTGCTCTTGCAGGAGTATAATCTTTTAAGATCTTAAATAATGAGTTATCATAATATTTAATTAATCTTATAAAATCCCACCAATCATAATTGGCTTTATATTTTTCAAAATAAGTTTCCCTTAAAGCATCTAAGTCAGGATAAGATTCATCTGTTGTAGATGTTAATCTAGGATCACCTATATAATCTCCAATATTAAAATAACCTAAAGATGAGTTAATATCTTCATTAATTTCATTTTGAGGAGAAAATGCTATCTCAACATAATTGATGTCTGGTGTATAGCTTCCACTTATGGATTCTTCTTGTTGAATAGAGACAAATGGTGATAATACATCAGCGTTAGGTATATTTGCTTCACTTCCACTATAAGGTAAAATTGTATTTTTAGTTCTAATTTTATTAGATATAGGGGTTTGAATACCTGCTGGTACTTGATCAAAGTAGATATATTCTGTGTTAGTATTAAACACACTACTACTTACATAGAAATTACTATTTGAAGCAAATGAAGAAGTAGTTGTCCAAGAACCAGTTATTTTAGGATGAACAGAAGTTGATCCTGTATATAATTCACCTCCAAGTGTAGCTCTAAACGCTAAATAATCATATCCTTCTATTGAATAAGGATTCATTACATAAGCATCAAAATGACTTTCAGATAAAGGCACTGTATAGTATCTTACTTCTTGGAAAGAACCTGTAAATATATTATCCGTTAATGAGGATGAAATACCAAAGTAAGCTGTTGTACTAGCATTCCAAGCTGTTTCTGTTGATGAGATAGAAGCTGAAGCTTGGAAACCTAAAGTATTAATATTTGAATCATTATAATTTTTACTTTTTACATATAAATCATAATCAGTTCCATTTTTATTAACTAATACTGACCACCATGTTTCATTGAATATAGGTAAATAAACACTAGCTGAATTATTTGGTGATGATGGGTCTGGTATAAAATCTACTAAAGCATATTGATAATAAGGATCTACTGGATCAGCACTACTTGAAATAAAAGATGAAGTAGTGTATCCTGAGCCTGTATATCTTAAAATTAATTTAACATTCTCATCTGTTTCGAATAAACTTTGAGAAGTTATACTAGCTGTATTTTGTGGTAAAGCATCTGCTTTAAATCTAAACTCTACAGCTTGAGGGTTATCACTATCAGCTGACCAAGCAGAATTAAGAGCAAAAGATGAACTTACAAAATAAGATCCACTGGTATAAAAAGCATAATTAAATTCATTTTGCCAGTTATCCCAAGTATTAAAGTTTTTATCTTTACCTCCAAACTCATTAATTCTTAAAATTGTATCAGGAATACCAAATAAAGTAATTAAGGCTCTTAAACCTTCAACTGTACCTTTTTTCTTAAGAATGTATGGTAAGTTATGATATAATCTCTTATAAGTTAATTTATTAACATCATCTAAAGTGATAGGAATATAAGAGGCACTTACAAAAGTATTAATTACTTCACTTCCTGTAGGATATAATTGACCATCAGCTCCTATACCTAATAATGATGGGTAGGTATTGTCTACTGAAAAATTGTTAGAGTATATATTAACACCAAATGATCTTAATATATCAGCTATAATGCCTGAAGGGGCACCATAGTCTAAACGGTTATCTGTGTTTGTTTTATCACTTATACTTTTGATATACACCCAAATGTTATCAAAAGATTGACCAGCCATTTTAACAAATGTTAAATAGTTTTCACTATCATAATCCTGTAAATAATCAGGAAGAGTATTTGTTAAAATATCTTGGTTATCATCATCATATAAAGAGGCAGAATATAATTGACCTCCATAATATGGAGCTCCATAAGTATCATCACCATACCAATTTAATACAGCTGCTGAACCTGTAGAAGCTAATAAGTAAGGTGGTTCTGAATTTGTTTTAGGCCATGCTTTACTTCCTGATTCGAAATAAAGATAATATTCATAACCATCAAAATTTTCAATTATATTAGTTATATATTGTTGTATAATAACAACACTACCACTTGATCCAGGGGTTGAAGTTAAAGTATCTAAAGCAGCTATCTCAGTGTTATAATCTTCAATTTGTTTAGCTTTAGCATAAAAATTTTCTAGTCTTGATTTTGCTGATGAGAAAAATACAAAATTAGAATAGTCTGTATAATCAATATTAATTTCTACTCCTCTTTCTTCTAATAAACTTTTTAACTGGTTTAATGAGCTAGTATTAACTGTATTAGTTAAAGAATCATAATTTTGAAGAGTTGTAGAATTAGCAATTAAAGAATTAATATTCAGGTTAGTATTTGGACCTTGAATATTAATAATATCATCAATAGTACCTAAATCATTATTATAAACTATCGAATAAGCTATAGGGTCAGCAGCATTTGAACTTACATAACATGTAGATTTTACTGTGTAATTATTAGGTAATGGTTGATATAGTTTAATTAAAATACTATAATCAGATGAACTTTTATCTAAATAAACATTGGTAGCTATTACTAAATCATTGTTACCAAAATTTAAATAGAAATAATCATAAGTAGTATCTAAATTAAATTTAGCAAAGAATTCATCATATAAAACCTCTAAACTAGCGTTAGAAATATTAACATTATCAATTCTAATTTCTGTTCTATCAGAAGATATTTCACTTATATAATATCTGTTAATATCAGATGATCCAAGTTCATTATCAAAGAAATTATATACAGTATAAACATTTCCATAATCATACCCAGCGTTTATTACATCAGTTCCTGGGTCTATATTAAGGGTATTTAGGGTATTGTTTTCTACATTATTACCTAGACCTTCAGAGGACCAACTATTGTAATTAGGATTATAGTATAATAAATTTTTATTTAAATCATATATACCAAACTCAACATTGCTTCCTGAGGTTGATATATAGCCATCTTCTGATACTGTAGTAATAAGATTACTATCCTGTTCAGTTAAGGAAGGAACGTTAAATATTGTACTATATGGGATTTGTTCTATGGTATAGTTTTCAGCCATTATATACTACCTGATATTAGTTGTTGTTGCAATTGTTGGTTTTGTAGTCTTAAAGAGTTTATTTCGTCAATAAGAGCATTTACAGTGTCATCAGGAAAATTTATAGTTCCTACATATTCACCACTTGTTTTTATAAGGTACTCATGAGAGTTTGTATCTCCAAATTTAGGTATATCATAGAATAAAGAAGAATAAGAATCAAAAAATTCATTTATTCTAAGGTTTATAATATTAGGATCTAAAATATCAGTTACAGAGGATGTTACTTGAGGAGTAGTATCTACCAACTGAGTAAAGTTAGTGTTTACTACTCTTTTAAATTGGGTTCTATTATAAACCTCTTTATTTAGATTAACGTTAGCCATTAATTATTTTAAAATAATAATTGTCATCAAAAACTACAGTTGAACTTCCTATTGTACTCTTAATTAAGATTTTATAGTATCTTTCTGGTTCTAGTCCTGACATGAATAATTTAAAGTAATTACCATTTGAGTCAGCACTTATTTTTGTATATGTTGTATCAAAATCTATTACAAACTCATCAGTATCTAAGTCTTTAACCGCATAATAAGATGCTGTTGGTAAGTAATAATTTGTAGTATATAAAGAAGCAGTTTGATAAACTTTAGGGGGATATGTAGGTCTACAATTTACTCTAAAGACATTTACACTATCTAAATTAAATACTCCTGGATTTTGTTCTAAAGTAACGGTTGCAGGTGTAGCTGAAATTACTGAAACTGCTGATGAAGTATTATAAGTCCAATCATTCCATTTAAACTCCAACTGAGGAGGATAAATAGTATTTGTATCTAAAGAATAATACTTTAATTCTGGTTGGTAATTAACATTATTTACAAATTCAGGATTTTGTTTAACAATAAATCCATCAAAAACATCATTTGGAATAGCCCCAGTATACCAAGCCCTAATAACATTAGAAATATCTACATTTAAATCTTTATCACTTGAATAAGAAAATGATTGAGTAGCTCTTAAAGGATAAGTATCTGTATTAAAATAAGATACAGTTGAACCTGTAAACCAAGTACCTCCTCCAGCGTAACCATTAATGTTTCTATCATTTGATGAACCTGTGTATGAACCTGTAGAATAAGGATTATAAGCTGTTGTTGACCAAGCTTCACTTCCTGAATAATTTCTCCAGTACCAACTTGTTCCATCAGTTGAAATAGGTTCATCTAAATATCTTCCTGTTCCCATAGACCAAGAACCTGATATTGGGTATACTTCTAATAAAGTTCCTGTTGGGTTTATTTCTAAACCAGTAGTGGTTGCAACAAAACATCTTAAATTTGCTGTCCAAGAGCCAGTATCTAATAACTGAGATGAGCCACTTATACCAATATAAGAAGTAGACTCTAAAATATTTTCAATAGTGGCAGCATCAAAAGCTACTAAAAATCTGCTTGCTTGGGGATTAACAGTTGAATAAGCAAAAGTAGTAAGAGTAGATTCAATCATTTCATCTAACCCTGTATTCATGTTAGGGAATAGAGAATATATTGTTGCGTCTTTGGTAGGGAATATTTTATATACTGCCATTTTATTTTATTATAGAGGTACTACTTTGCCTTGAATATCTGTGTTAGGGTATTTAACTTCAAAAATCATAGGATCAATTGAAGGGTATATAGTATTATTTGATGTTGCTCCTTCTATATCATAAGCATAATTACTATATCCTAAACTAGCTCCTACTTTATTAGTAATTGTTATATTTTTAACTGTTTGAACTCCTTGAATCCTATCTAAAATAATATATAAAGTACTTAAAGGAATTGTTTGGTTGATTTGGGTATTATCAATATTAAAGAAGTTTTGTAAAGCTGTTATACATTTAAGCAAGACATCATTATTATTATAGTTTGGTAAGGTTATAATTTGGAAATTAACACCTATATTTACAATAAAAGCATCTTTAACTCTTACTGAGTCATTAACAGCCCTATATTGTGATAAATAGTTTATTAAGTTTTGTTTAACCGTATTAGATGTATTAACTAATTGTCCTTGATTATTATATCCCAAAACATATAAGTCTAGTGTAGATACAGTTTCTCCTAGGGTTATATTTGAAGCTTTAGTAGGTTCAATATATGCTTTAGCAACACCGCCATATTTAGCAGGCATTGAAAGTGCTCTAACTAAATAATCATCTTGGGTAATGTTACGTAATTGGGCCTGGTAGTTGGCTAAAGTATTTTGTCTAACTTCATTAGCTGAATCTCCTGATCTACCACCTGAAGCGGCTTGAGGGTTAGTTGATATTAATGATGTTAATATATTATTAGCGACAGTTGTATTTAATCCATTATTTAAAAAGGTAGGATTTGTTACTATAGTAGTTATAGAATTTGAAGCTACATTAGAATTTATTCCTCCACCGGTTAAATACCTCACTGTTAAAGTTGTGTTAACAGGAGCAATACCATAAGTATCTGTATACAAGAAGTTAGTAGGAGAGTAAGCTACTGTTAAACTATCTTTACCAAAAGGTAATCCTAAACCCACATTATTTGGATTAGGGATAATAACTTCATCACTATCTGAAGGGTTACCTGCTCCGAATTGAATTTGTAAAGTAGTAGCATCTAATAAACGAGTAGCAAATCTACGTTGTACTTTTTTAAGTTGAAGTAAATAAGGAGCGTTTTCTCCTGAAGAAAAGTTTGGATTGTTTTGGTTAGTATTTTTAACTGAATCCATAATCATTTCTTGGCCTATATAATCAACTTCATACCATACATTTCCTTCAGTATCAGTAATATCTAAAATACCTACAATATTTGAATCATCAATTAAAACAGTTGGAAACGCCTCATAACTACCAAATGTAAAAGTTGTTTCTTTTATAGTAGCTGAATATGCTTGTCTTGTTTTCTTTAGAAGATAAAATAAAGGTTCACCTGCTGCTATTTCATAGACTGAAACTTCAGTTGGGTCTAAAGAACTACTTTCTGCAAAGTTAATAGGATCTTCACATATAAAATTTACACTTCCATTATTAACTTGAGTATTAGAAGGTAATGTTAAAGCATAAGTATAATCAGGAACATTACTTGCTCCAGACCCAATTGCTGGTACTTGTTGGTAAAAATCAACATCAACAACTGCTACATTTGTTGCTTTAGGTTTATAACCTAACATATAAGCTAAATCAAATATATTAGTTACTTGTCTAGAATATTGTAAAAATGTTTCTTGTACTTGGTTATCCAAATAAAAGGACATTACATCTCCAACATAAGCAGCCATTTCCATAAACATCATTCCTGGTGATGCTGGAGTAAAGTCATTATAGGTTTGAGGGAAGTATGTTTTAGAATATTCAATTAAAGCATTTCTAAAACTTGTAAAGTCCCTATTTAGATAATTTATATTTCTATTAACGTTGGCCATTATATTGTAATGTTTATTTGATCATTTATTCCAAAATTTCTAACTGAGTAAGTTAATTCTATTTGCATTTCATTACTATCTTCAAACCCATATATATTTAAGGCTTCAATAGTAACATTAGGAAAATATTGTTGAACATCTTCTTGAATAACTTTTTCTAAACTAGCATAAGTTTGATTAGTTAATTGTTCAAAAACATATTCTCTTATACTTGAACCAAAATTAGGATTAAATACTCTTTCTCCTTTATTAGTTAAAAGATAATTAATTAAATTAGCCCTAATTTGATCTCTTGTTTGGTAAGTAGGCACAAATACAGCATCCCCATTTAAAGGAAACCCAAATCCTACTGCTTTTCTAGCATTAGAATCAATAGGGAATTTATTTTGTATAATTTGTGCCATT